ATAACCCTCGACATCGTAGACCTCGGCATCGAGCGGCGCGGAAAAGACCTTGCTTTCCCATCGCGTTTGGATTGCCGACGTTGCGCCGTCACCCGACGTTCCCGTCCCCTCCATGCGATAGATATTTCCGGCGCTGTCGCCCATGAAGACGTATTCGAGCCCGTCCGCGGGGTCGAGCATCGACATTACAAACGTCGGCTGGAATGCGAGCGTGTGGTTCGTCGTGTAGCGCATCCACGGACTGAGCTTGCCTGTCCTGGCCTGCGCCTGCTCCTGCTGGACAAACTGATTAACGTCGTTGGCACTGAGGACGCGCACCAGCCGGGTCGCGTTGTTGAACACCCAAACCTCGGATTGCAAGGTCGGGAACATGTAGACTAGGTTCGTCCGACTATTGAATACCGTCGACCACCCCGTATAGCTCGACACAACGTCGGCAATTGCGACAGATAGATCGTCCGACTCCGCATTGCCGAACGACTGCGAGTCGCGAACACTCTCAATACGGCCCTGCCGACCATAGATGATGTCGGTTCCGATATAGGCCAGCGACTCCGCGCCAGATGCAGCGGAACCCGGAAAGAACTCCGTAATTGCGTAGTCCTTCGCCGTGGTGCCAGTCAGGTTGAACAGTCGGCCCTTCTCGGTCGAGAATACGGAAACACCGAACGCCTCGACCATGCCATTGATCGGCTTCAGATCGGGCATCGGGATATAGAACGGGTCGTCAGTGCTCAGAGAACTCACCGGACGCGCCGCCACCGAAATTGCGTTATAGTCGCTGCCGGCCGAGCCGACGATCAGATGCGGCGATGTCGAGCTTCCATCCTTGACGTTGCCGAATACCGCGCGCTCATTCGACACGCTGCAATATTTGGCATAAAAATTCCCGAACGATGTCGCGTCGCTCTTGACGAAAGACGTTGAAGAAAACGTTGTGCCGTTCCACTCTTTCACCGTCTCAACAAGGCTTAGGTCGGTTATCAGAACCTTGTCGCCCAAGACCCAATTATGCGAGCGCCAATGGCCGCGAAGTTTGGCGGTCCCATCAACCGTACCGACCGGCGTGAAGTTGGTCGTACCGTCCCAGCTATAGACCTTCGTCCCGGCCTGGAAGATCGTCGAAACCGTTCCGTCCGATTTCAGAAGCGATGCGCCGCCCCTGATCTCGGAAGCATTCGGAACGGTGCCGATCAGATCGAACGGCTTGCGGGGACGAAGCTCCTTGTTCTCAAGGTCAAGATAGAAATTCTTCCCGTCCGAAGCCTCGGCCGGATCAATGTCCGGCTCGCTCGCGCGCGTATGCAAGCCACCGCCGAACTTGATGACAAGCGGATAGTCCTTCGGCGGAATGCGAGAAACCATCAGCAGGCAGGCCGATGAGAGTAGGACGAACGCTGCTCGCGCTGTGTCAGAACGCGCGAGGCGCGGCCGATCGCGAGCTTGAAGATTCCGGCATCGAACTCGCCCCGCGCATCGCGCTTGTAGAGCTGCGTCCAGACCGGGACCATGGCATAGAAAACATCGTTGTTGAACGGCACACTATCCGATGCCGCCGACATCAAAAGGCTTTTGTCGTATTGGTAGGTATAGGTGCGCCCGTTCTCCGCCGATGTCGGCGCGCGATCGAGATGCAGCTTCCCGTCTGTCGGCCGAATGGCCGCATAGTGCGGAAGGCCAGTGTCGTCCTGCTCGATGTCGAGATTGAGCAAGGCATCATAGCCGCCCGGCATCTCGAAAAGGAACTGTGAGTTGGTCTTGTCCCGCATCGGCCAGCGCACTTGCACGAGGTCCGTCGCAAGCGAATAGGCGCGCGTGCTGGTCACGAGGACAACCGTGCTTTCCGCCTGCTCGTTCGGATGCGCGATTTCGCTGGTCGTGTACAGTTCCGAAATCCCCTCATTGATGACCTGCACTGTCTGGTCAATGAAGGATTGCCGGCCTGTATCGGTCAGGGAACTGAGAGCGCCAGCATCACCGGCAATCCAGCCGGCGCGCTTGCCTACCTCATTGACCGATTGGAGCAGGGTTTTCGCCATTCAGCTTTGCCTTGAGCGCGACCATGTTGTCGGTGCGGGAAATCTTGATGCCCTTAGCCTTGCACGCCTTGCGAAGTTCGGTGATGTTCATCTGCTCGACTGTGCGGACCATCTGCGCTTGCACTTGCTGCCGGATGATGTCTGCCAGCGCATCAACCTCGATGACGTTTTGCTGTGCGGAAGGCTGCGGGCCGTCACGAAATTTGTGGCTGGTCGGCGTCACCGGCATTTGTCCGATGGCGCCCAACGGACGCGGCGGCGGATTGTAGTCGTTGATGCCTGCCTTTTTGACAACCTCGCGGAGGACAATTGCCCCCCATGAGCGGTCATATTGGACGCCCTTTTCATTCAAAAGATTTTGAAGCTCGCCAAGCCGCATTCGGTCGAGCTTTCCCCGACCGTCAACCGTCTTGGAATGATCCTGAATCAATCCCATGCCTTACCCATAGAAAGGTGGGGGACCGGGTTTCCCCGATCCCCCAAGGTTCATCAGTTCGAAAGCTTGGTCGTCGCAACGCGCAGCGCGCGGGACCAGTTGCTGTTCAGCACCGTGCCAGCGAAGAACGCCTTCCACGCAAGGGTGCTGATTTCGTTGAACGGGTCGGAGGTTCCGCCCGAGCCGCGCGCGTGGAAGATCATCTCCCACCCGCCCGTGTTGTCGCCGGCCTTGTACGAGCCGTCGGTGTGACGCTCACCCAGGCCGACCGAGCCAAGAGCGTCCTGGCCGTAGACCGACACGGTGTAAACGTCGGCGTTGGTGCCGCCGGTCGAGCGCACGTCAACGCCACCGGACGTGCCGGTGTCGGTGTCGATCGACGCATCCTCCGACATGACGAAGCGAACGCCACGGCCCGCGCGGGAGTAGTAGCCGAACTCGCCCGGAAGGATCGATGTTTGGCTCGCGTAGACCTCGACGCTGCGGAAACCGACAAGACCCGCAACATCGTGCGCCACGTCAGGATGACAGATCGCGAGGTAGCTCGGCAGGATTGGCGCCGAGTTCTCGTTACCCGATCCGGTGGTCATCGGATAGAAAGTGCGGGCCGAATTGCGCGTCAGTTCGTTGATCGCATAATTCAGGTTGTCCGCATTGACGATCGAATTGACCAGCCCCTTGGACGCCACGTTCCCGGCATAACGCTGGGTCGAGGAATCCTCGGTGATGTCACGCATCAACTGATTGAGGGAGCGGCCGGCCGACTCGCCAAGAACCGCAACAAGCTCGTTGCTGGTCTTGTTCGGGTTGTAGAGGTCCACTTCCTCGTTGACGATGTAGAACTGACCATACTTAGCCACGGTCGCGGTCACGTCGGTGAAGGACGGCGTGTCCGAGTTGCGGCCCTGCATGTATGTGGCGGTCGTGGTCAGCTCGGTCAGCGCCGTGGTTGAAGGCGTCTGCTGCTCGATGCGACGCCACTTGATCGTGGACGTTCCCATCTGCTTGCTGAGCTGGCCGGCGACGGTGCCGGTGAAGTACGGGCAATTCTGCTGCGCCCTACGCAAGAACGTCTGTTCGAATACCGCATTGACTGGTTTTTGCAGTTCAACGTCGGTGGCGGTAATGGTAAGAGCCATTGCCGTCTATCCTTTCTGGTAGAGCCACCTACCAGCCGGGATCGAAGCCATATTTCTCCTTGACCGTCCTGCGGCCCTCGGAATTGGTCATGGCTGCGAAGTTGATCGGCTTATCGGGTGGCGGGGTTGTTGATGCCCCCCTGACCGCGGCGGTTACGGCGGCAACGTCTTCCGTCGCATGCGGGTCCGGCGATTTCTGGAACTTGCGGGCGAACTCGGCGCTAAGCGCCTTCTCGACCTTGTTCCAAGCGGCTGGATTGGACGCGCGGTTGTCCCACGCCTTTTGCAGGCGAGGGTCTTTGCGTGCCCTGGAATCCAACCAGCCCTGAATCTCGTCGTCGTCGAAAACTTCTTCAGGAACATCACCGCGCACCGTCTTGATGACGGGCTTAATGTCCCTTTCAAACTTCAACGCGGCGAGTTCGCGCCTGGCCTCAGTATCGACAACCTCGGTTGTCGCCGGTTTCTGCGGTTCGGGTTGCGGTGATGGCTTCGTGCCCTCGGTGAACTCATTCAAAAGCGCACTGAGGTCCGAGCCGTTATCCTGTGCGGTCGTCACCTCTGCGGCCGGCTGTGCCACCGTTTCGGTTCCGTTTCCCACGGTCTGCGTATCGGTCATGTAGTCTCCGGTTTACCGGCCAAAAACACGAGCCAGCGATTATGCTGGTCGGCCTGGCCGGATTGGTAAATCCAATCGGCGCGCGATTTCTCGATCTGCGCGGCGTCGCTTGGACGATATGGCTTGATACCGGGCGGCTCGACAGCCTTCGCCAAAAGCGGGAAGGCCGGGTGCTGCCGGATCAGGAACAAAAGGTCTTGCAGCGGGTTCACTGCGGCTGCTCAAGCCCGAAGTTCTGGATTGCCGCCGTCAGCGGCCCTGGCCCGACTTGCGCGGCCGAAAGCTGCGCCTCGCCGTTCGTCACCGCGTCGAGGTCGATCCACCCGCCATCACGCATGATCTGGTCAATCAGGTTGTTGATGTTCAACCGTGTCGGCTTGCCCATCGCCATGTTGGCCTGGTCGAGCTTCACGGCGAGCAGCGCCGCATTCGTGCGGTTCTGTAGTTTCTGATTGTTGTCCGCAGGCCCGCCGGCCCCGAGCCAATCGAATGACGCCTGATCTGGCAGCATCTCCTTGTCGATCTCGACAAAGCCGCCATAGGCGTCGATGTAGAAACTGATCTTCCCCTTGAGAACATCGCGCCCCATGCG